GTTTGTATATGAATTTAATCAATATTTTCTTAGCACTGTTACAGTTGTTCGGTAATAAAGAAGACTAACAAAAGTAATATCAAAATAAATTTGACATATACCTCAAATCGGGGTATAATGTTTATACATAGTAATGTACATTTTTGAAAAGGAAATTAAATGAAACTATCTAAAGAAACCGTAGGACTATTTAAGAACTTTGCTGGCATCAACAGCAACCTTCTACTAAAGCAGGGTAATAAACTTGCCACAATCTCAACCCAAAAGAATGTAATGTCCGATACAGTCGTGACTGAATCATTCCCTGCAGACTTTGGAATCTATGACCTCAATGAGTTCTTAGGTGCCATGAGTTTGTTCGATGATCCTGAGTTGGACTTCAGTGACAAGTTTGTAACAATCAAACAAGGTGGTGCAAGCATTAAGTATTTCGCTGCTGAGATTGGTAACCTAGTTGTTCCTCAGAAAGCAATCGTATTCCCAGAAGCAGAAATTGAATTCACAATGACTGCTACCATGCTGAACATGATTCAAAAGACTTCTTCAGTCTTGCGTGCAACTGACCTACAAATCGTTGGTGATGGTAGCAAGATGGTTATTCAAGTTGGTGACAAGAAGAATGTCACTGGCAATACTTACAATGCACAGGTAGGTTCTACTGATAAAGAATTCAAGGTGAATTTGAAAGTAGAAAACCTTAAGATGCTTCCAGGTGACTACCTAGTTAGCATTTCCAGCAAGAAGATCTCTCGTTTCAAAGCAACATCCAGCGAATTGGTTTACTACGTCGCAGTAGAAGCAGACTCAGTATTCAGCTTCTAAACTTGAGAGGGTGAAATTCCCTCTATCTTTTTTTATATTATGGAGTTGTTATGATCAATAGCCGAGATGAAATGTTTCTGTGGGTAGAGAAGTATCGCCCACAGAAGATTGATGATTGTGTTCTTCCTGAGTCACTCAAGAAAACTTTCCATGAGTACATCGCTCAGGGAGAACTTCCAACTTTCCTTTTTTGCGGTACTGCTGGTGTTGGTAAAACCACAGTAGCCAAAGCACTATGTAACGAGATCGGTGCAGAGTTTCTGTTCATTAATGGTTCAGAAGAATCTGGTATCGATGTTCTGCGTACAAAGATCAAGTCCTTTGCGTCTTCAGTATCACTGACTGATGCCAAGAAAGTTGTTATCCTTGACGAAGCAGATTACCTAAATCCAAACTCAACCCAACCAGCGTTGCGAGCATTCATTGAAGAATTCTCTGCCAACTGTCGCTTTATCTTTACTTGTAACTATAAGAATCGTATCATTGAACCATTGCACTCACGTTGTGCAGTGGTTGACTTCAAGATCGATAACAAAGACAAACAAGATACGATGGCTGCATTCTTCAAGCGTGCAGTTCAGATTCTCAAACAAGAGAATGTTGAATTCGACCAGAAGGTAGTTGCTGAAGTAGTGGCGAAACACTTTCCAGATTACCGTAGGGTTCTGAACGAACTTCAACGCTACTCTGTTTCTGGTAAGATTGACACAGGCATTCTAGTCAATGTCGGTGAAGAGTCATACAAAGAACTCATGAAGAACTTACGTGAAATGAACTTCACTGAAGTGCGCAAGTGGGTTGGTAAGAACTCAGACATGGATTCTGTTGCGTTGTTCCGAGAACTTTACGACAACGCCAACACTCTACTTGAACCACAAAGCATTCCTCAACTAGTCCTTACATTGGCAGAGTATCAGTACAAGGCAGCATTCGTTGCTGATCATGAGCTAAATACTATGGCAGCGTTGACCGAAGTTATGGCCAACTGTAAATTCAAATGAGGACTAGCCATGGAAGAATTACTACTAATAATTATTGCACTTGCTGTTGGGTGGTTTGCTAGAGAGTGGCTTGCTCTGTATCAGATGAATAGATTAATGAATCGGATAGAGGTTCATGTAGATGAAGAGATGGAAAACTTAATTCCCATCACCATTGAATATGTTGATGATAAATTTTATGTATACCAACAAGATGGTGAAGTCTTCATGGCTCAGGGCAAGACTCGCCATGAGCTAGAAGAAAACTTGATGAAGCGATATCCAGGAAAGAAGTTTGCGGCAAACAATAGTAATCTGCGAGAAGTAGGTTTCAAATGAGCCCATTTGATTTCCTAAATGCAATCAACGACAACAAGAAGAATCTTTTTGAAGATCCACAGGCAGAGAAAGACTACTCTCCCTTTATGGTGAACAGGGGTTTGTCATATTTCCATGACACTGTTCTTTATGCTAACGAGATGAATCGTTACCCAGCGATTCCAAGGTCTTGGCAATTTCACTATTTCCTAAATACTATACCTAAGAAGAAAAGGTTTAGTAAATGGGCAAAGAAAGATTCCGAGACTAAATCTCTTCAACTCATTAAGGAATACTACGGCTATTCCTTTGAAAAGGCGAAAGAGGCATTGAGCGTCCTTTCTGAAGAGCAATTGAGCATAATTGAACAAAAATTACAAAAAGGTGGAAAATAATGACTGTTGAAATGATTTATTACGACTGGACGCCAGAGTCCATGCTTGAAGTGACACTACCAGAACCAGATAACTTTCTCAAGGTTCGCGAGACACTTACTCGCATCGGCATCGCTTCCAGAAAAGAACAAAAACTATTTCAATCCTGCCACATCTTACACAAGCAGGGTAGATACTTCATCGTACATTTTAAAGAACTCTTTGCCCTTGATGGCAAAGCATCCGATATCACGTCAGGTGATATTGAACGTAGGAATGCTATAGCGGGTCTACTGCAAGATTGGGATTTGTTAAAAATCATTACCCCAGCCAAAGCAGATCCAAAAGCATCTCTTTCTCAAATTAAGGTTGTATCTTATAAAGAGAAAGAAGACTGGGAACTTGTTCCTAAATATAACATTGGTAAGAAGACTAAATAATTTTACATGAGGAATTTAACTATGATCAAACTTGATCTGAGCATTGAAGAAGTAAACACAGTTTTGCGTGTGTTGGGTAAGCATCCTTTTGAAGAAGTAGTTTCTTTGGTTGGTAAGATTAAATCTCAGGGAGATCCCCAAGCTGAAGAGATTGCCAAGCAAATGGAAGCTGCAAAAGCAGCAACCCCAGCAGCATAAATAGAATTATCCCAGGGATGGGAACGTAATTGGCTTCACCTTAGGACCGCTAAGAAACGAAGCGTAATAAAGCGGATGCGACGCACGGCATCGCTGGATCTCGTAACCAGCATTTTACGGCTCTCATCAATTCGCCTTCGGGGAATTGCTTGAGGGTTATTTTAACTCGCTTAATAGGAGCAAAACAATGTTGAATAACATTAACACAGCCATCGATTCTTTCCAAGGAATCAAATCTAAATTCGTTGAGACTTGCGTCAAAAACGAAGAACTAAAAAAGCCACTCAATCAATTTATTGAAGCCCAATCTTCTTTTGCCAAGATTGTTGCTAAAGCACATGTAGACTTTTATACGTCTCTTGGTCTTTCAGCGTACACATTCGATGCTAAAAAAGCATTTGCTAAACAATAAGGAGATTAACATGGGAAATCATCTAGGAAACCATCTAGGATTATTTGGTCCAGGCTTTAAAGACTTCGACAAATTCTTTGTCGGTTTCGAAGACACTGCAAAACAAATGCAAACTTTGCATGCTGATCTTACGAAAAACATTCCAAACTACCCTCCATACAACATTCGAAAGAATTCGGAGAATCACTACACAATTGAGATCGCTGTTGCTGGTTTCGCTCAAAACGAAATCGACATCGAGATCGATGGTGGTAAGTTGGTAGTTCGTGGTAATGTGAAACAAGAAACAGATGACTCGTATGACTATCTGTTTAAGGGAATCGCTAATCGTGCTTTCACTCGTGCCTTTGCTATCGATGATCACATCGAAGTTAAAGACGCAGAGTACTTCAATGGTATGTTGAAGATCGCACTTGAGCGTATGATTCCTGAGGCACACAAGCCAAAGAAAGTTCCAGTGAAGACTAGAGGACAGAAGCAAATTTTGAATGAGGAAACTTATGATGAAGCTGCTAATCGTCTTTAAAGTCTAGTGTAATCATACAATTTTAGGGGGACTTTCGGGTTCCCCTAAATACTTGTATGAAAGCAAAATTGTCGCCCAACCTTATCTCGTTCGTAACCATACGACGAGGGGATTGGATCATGAAGATATCTGTTTACAAAAACAGAGAAGTACTTGTCATTGCTCAACACTACTTTGAATTGGATAACTTCAACATAAAACACTTTCATGGGCACAACGAAGCAGCAGACTACATTGAATTTTTAGCAAAGGACTTGACGTGATTAAAGTATTTAAATTGATTTCTGGTGAAGAACTCATCAGCAAGGTGAGCGAGATTGGTGCTGGTTATGCGCTTGAAAATCCTGCAACGATTATGATTCAACAAGGTGTCAAAGGCATGAGCGTGGGACTTGCTCCTTACATGGTCTACGCCAAAGGAAACGTCCACCTTCACCTAACAGCGATCGCTTCCGAAGCTGAAGCCGATGAGGAACTGGCCAGCCAGTACAACCGCATCTTTGGCTCGGGTATCGAGGTCGTCCCAGCCAGTGCCCTGAGTGGGCTTCAGATCGTCTCTTAAGACCCTCTAGGACGTCCGTAGGGACGTTTTAGCAGCCCCAGCAGGGGTTTACCCACCCCTGCCAGCCCAGCGTCCTGTAGGACGTCTTAGCCCCTCTCGGGCTAGAAAAATCCCCTTACATATCAACAACTTACGTGATCCCTAGTCGGGAGGATTCCCCTCAGATTCGTAGGGGATTATCAGATATCGCTTGCCTTTAATTCAGAATAGACGTATAATTATCTTATGATGATTGAAAAGGAGCTAAAAATGTCTGTTGTGTTTAAGTCCAAAGCTGAGTTGCGTGCCGAGACCGAAAAGCAAGTTGCCAAATTCCTCAGGAAAGGTGGCTCCATTGAAGTTGTGAAGTCCCGCAAAGCACCTACGCAAAAGATGCGTGGTAAGTCCTCTCGTGGCTATGTGGTTGGTACCTCTGGTTTTCCAGCTGGTGCTCCCCGCAAGTCTACCTTTACCTTGGCTTAATTAGGAGATCATTATGGAAGACTTCAAATCTTGGGAAGAAATGTCTGTGCTGGAACAGATGCAGTGCCAGTACTGGGATATGTACAAGGATGCGTATGGTGTGCGTCCTCGTGGTGTCGATACTAGTGGATGGACTGAGGAAGTGTTCATGGCTGAATTCGAATTGCTTGGTAAAGTTATCGAGCAGGAAGAAATTGCTCGCAAAGAATCCGAAGCCAGTGCTGCTGTTCGTTTCGAAGCGCAGATCGATTCTTTGATCGCTGCTGGCGCAGTTTCCCGTGAAGCTGCACTCAAGTGGATCCACGAAGCAGAAGGAAGCGATGGTGACGATGAGTACTTGTGCTTTCTGTTGGGACTCCGCTACGGCTACTTTCGGAAAGCATCATGAGAGCCTTCCAAGAGACCACTAAGGATTGGGTTGGAAATGTATCCAACCACATCTACTACCTCACTGATGACAAATCAAAGATGGTTGCTTTCTATAACGTGGACACAAAACAGATAAAGAAGTTTATCAAGCCAATTAGGTTTGACATGAGATACCGTACATTTAAGGAATTGAAACACAAATGAACATCAACATTTTTCTCGAGAGTCTAGCTGCCAACGCATCACGCAATTTCAAAATTGAACAATTGAATGCAAACAGCAATAACGAAACTCTGCGCAATGTAGTGCGGTTAGCTCTCGATCCTTTTACACAATTCTATCAACGCAAGATCCCAAAGTATACCAGAGGACTTCCCGAACACACGATTCGTTTGGAAGAAGCCATGGATCTTTTGTTTGATCTTTCTGAGCGTCATGTGACTGGCAATGCTGCCATTGAACACCTGACCGCCATTCTTAGCAACACAACTGCAGACGATGCAAAGGTTATTGAGCGTATCATTCAAAAGGATTTAAAATGTGGCGTCCAAGTATCAACTGCAAACGCAGTGTGGGGTGGCTTGATCAAAGAGTATCCAGTAATGTTGTGCAGCGGATACGACCAGAAACTAGTGGACAAAATAAAGTACCCAGCATACGCCCAAATGAAAATGGACGGGATGCGCTTCAACGCTATCGTCAGAAGTGGTAAGGTAGAATTCCGTAGTAGAAATGGTAAGGAACTAAACTTGCTTGGCAATCTGGAAGCAGAATTTGCCGCACTTGCTGGTGATGTTGATTGCGTATTTGATGGAGAGTTGCTTGTGATGTTTGAAGGTGATCATCAATTTGCTGATCGTCAAACTGGTAATGGAATTCTTTCCAAAGCCAACAAGGGAACTATCAGTGTTCAAGAAGCTGCACTGGTTCGTGCAAGTGTATGGGATATGATTCCCTTTGCTTACTTTACTGATGGACACTGTCCCACTGCATATGCAAAACGATTCTCGAATTTGGTTCAGCTTGTTACCAAACAAACTTCAGAGAACAAAAAGATATGGACTGTGACCACTACCATTGTGCAAACTCTGGAAGAAGCGCAAGAGATCTTTCAAGAATATCTTACTGAAGGATTTGAAGGTATCATCCTCAAGGATGGTGCTGGTGAATGGGAAGACAAACGAAGCAAGTCTCAGATCAAATTCAAAGGAGAACTTGAGTGCGATCTTAAGATCGTTGGCATTGAAGAAGGTAAAGGCAAGTATGTAGGTATGCTTGGCAATTTAATTTGCGAATCAGCAGATGGTGTTGTAAAGGTATCAGTCGGTTCTGGTTTAAACGATATGCAACGCAAGAACTTGATCAATGAAAATTTAGTTGACCGAATTGTGGCAATCAAGTATAATAGTCGTATCAAGAACAAATTGGGAGATGAATCTTTGTTCCTTCCAATCTTTATTGAGATTCGTGATGACAAAGACATAGCTGATAACAGTAAGGATATTAAATGATACTTGAGCAGATGATTCAACCTAAGCGTTTATTTAACATAAACGACCAAAAGGATATTGAAATCTATGCAAAATTCCTAAGGACAAGTTCATGGAGGCATATAAAAGCATGTCCTTACATATTAGAGTTTCCATACTTGACTGTTCCTGATATGATCAAGGATAAGTTGATTCATAAATTTTTGAAAATTAGAAAGGTAGTGTCATGAAAGTAGTAATCAATACATGTTTCGGTGGGTTCGGTCTCTCGGATGAAGCATTCGAGAAATTTCTTGAGCGCAAAGGTATCGCCTTTGACAAAGTAGAAGTAGAGGTAGAAGAAAAGAGTTGGCTCAATGGTCCAACTTATTTCAATGCTGGTCATGCTGGTGACGATGATCACTCTCTGTGGCAGCATCAGTTCTTCGAAAATCAAAATCGTTCTGACCCAGATCTGATCTCAGTGATTGAAGAGATGGGTGAAGCAGCTTATGGTTGGGCATCCGAATTGACGATTGTTGAAGTACCTGACGATGCTAAGTGGCATATCCATGAGTATGATGGACTTGAACATGTGGCTGAAGACCACAGAATCTGGGGGTGAATATGACCAGTGAAGAAATGCAAGAGTATTTTCCAACACGATATCCAAAGATGTTTGAAGGAAAGTATGGTGGAGTTGCATGTGGTTCTGGATGGTTCTACATTCTAGATAAACTTTGCGCAAACATTCAACACCATATCGATTGGAAAGAAAAACAACGTGACTCGGCTACTAGATTTAACAGTACTGCGCCATCAGAAGATATGCGACCAGTTCCAGATACAGTTACGCAAGTTACCATTGATCAGATCAAAGAGAAGTTTGGTACACTGCGTTTCTACTACTCTGGTGGTGATGAATATATTTCTGGTATGGTTACGCTAGCAGAAAGCATGAGTAGTGTTACATGTGAAGAATGTGGTTCCATTGGAGAACGTCGTAGTGGTGGATGGATTCGTACTTTGTGTGATACACATGAAGCTGAAATGCAAGCAAAAATGAAAGAAAGGTTCGGCGATGAGTAAATTTGTTTTGGTTGATACTATTTCCCAATACCGCATGCGTTATGTTATCGAAGTGCCCGATGATCATAA